CACCACGGCCCTCCGCTGGGTCTTGAACCACTTGCGGAAGACCTTGGTGAGCAGCCGCTCGGTGCGGCCGTGCTCGGGGGTTACGGGTAGCGGCTCCACACCGAGCCCTCGCGCATCCGTCGCTCGAAGCCCTTGGCGACCAGCTCGACGATCTTGTCGACCTTGGCCTGCTCCTCAGACGGTGGCGGCGCCTTCTTCGGCGGTGGCTGCTTCTTGCCCTTGGGAGAAGTGGCGGGAGGGGTCGGGCCGGAGGCCGCCGGACCCTTCCCCTTCCCGCCGGCCCCTGCCACGGGGGGAGGCAGGGGCTTCCCGTCTGGACCGACCGGCACCGGCGGCGTCGGGTTCGCCTTCTCCCTCTGCTCGTCGGACAGCGGGTCGCGTCCGTAACCTTCGTCGCGCGCCTCGTCGTCAGTGTAGATCCCGGCCTGCACGAGCGCCGCGTAGACCTGCGACTTCACCAGCGGGTCGGTGATCTCCTCGTCCGCCCACGCGAACTGGAGATCGTCCACGCCGAAGCAGGAGAGGAGCACGTCGTCCATCAGATCCTTGAACCACATCTTGAGCGGTTCGAGGCCCTCGGCGGCGGCCGACTGCTGTGCCGTCTGCGCGGTCGCGCGGTTCATCGCCTGCACGAGCGCCTGCGGCGAGAGCGAGAAGGCGTAGCAGATCAGGCGCGCGAGCCACTCGTCGAACTGGTCCTTGAGGGTCGGGTCGCGCGTCGGGTAGGGCGTCATCCCGCCGGGCACGAACTTCATGTGCCGCCGCTGGGCGCTGTTGCCCTCCATGAGCATGTCCCACCAGGTCTGGAACTGTTTGATCTGGTCGGGCGTCCACGTCTCGGGCACGCCGAGCAGCGCCTCGGGGACGTTGCCCTCGGTGTAGTAGTGGAGCTGGGAGAGCTGCTTCCGCAGCGCGATGTCGACGGTGGTGAGTACCTGCTCGACCGGGCTCATGCCGTAGATGCGGTTCGACCGCAGGTTGCGCGGCATGTAGATCAGCTCGTCGAGCGTGTAGTCGACGGCAGGCAGGCCCTTCAGGATCTGCTGGAACGCCGGGTCGGGCGGCAGCGGCGTCCGGCCGTTCGGCGCGAGCTTGCGGACGATCGTCGCGCCGTCCATCACCTCGGGCACCTTGAGCCCGTCGGGTCCCGGCCGGCGGTAGAGGCACGGCGCGTCGATGACGAGCAGGTCCTCGATGAGCATGCGTTGCCAGGAGCGGAAGGTGTTGATCCCGTCCGGCTTGCGGAGGAGCTGCTCGATCTCCTGGGCGCGCTCACCGCCGTCCTCGCCGTCGTCGATCGCCTTGATGTGCCACCGCTGCGCAGCGAGCTGGTCCTTGCGCGTCTCGATCGCCAGCCGCAGGAGGTCGAGCCCACCGAGCGCCGGGTCCGCGAGGCGCCGGAGGGTGGGGAAGTCGACGCCGTTCTCGCCGGTCTCGCCGCGCGGCTTGATGCCGACGTTGACGGCGAACGGGAAGTCGAACGCGCGACCCTCGACGGCCGCAGGTGCGACGGGATCGAGCGGCTTGCCCGGCCCGAACCACGCCTCGGCCGCGCCCTTCGCCGCGCCCTTGAGCGCGCCGGTGAGGCGGGCGATCACGCCCGGATCGAACTGGGTGCCGCCAGGAGGCGTCGCCATCGGTCACTCCTTCGAGCAGGCCGAGCAGTCGTCGGACTTGGCTCGGTTCTCCTTCGCATCGAGCCAGTGCATGTTGGACGGGTCGTCCTTGCCGCAGCACGCGACCGGGCAGATGTGGTCGACCTGGCAAGCGCCGCAGCGGTAGTAGGGCACGAACTTCTGCCCGCGCTTGACGTAGGTCTGACAGGTCTGCGGACAGGCGAGGCCGGCGTGCTCCTTCGTCCAGGCGCGCCGGAACTTCTGGATCTGGCCGGGATCGCGCGCCGGGTGCGGGCAGGCTGGCGCGGACGAGAGCGCGAGCGCGGCGAGGAGGGCGAGCATTAGACGGTCGCTCCCGTCGCGTCGATCCAGGCGGTGTTCGCCGGGTTCCGCCAGATCGGCTTGTTGAGGGTGGTGTCGAGCACCATCATCCCAGGCACGACGCCCTGCGACGGGCGCCCGCTGGTCGAGTCCGCGATCGCGTCGGGGACCTGGATGAAGCCGGCGGTGAGCAGCGCCGGAGCTGCGACGGGCGGAACGTCGACCACGCCGTCGGGGCCAGCGAGGACGGTGGAGCCGTCCGGCAGGACGACCTGGACGCCTGGAGTGCCGAGCATCTTCATGACGTGCCTCCCTTACGCAGCGGTGCCGGTTGCGTCGACCCAGCCGGTGCCGGCGGCGTTGCGCCAGATCGGCTTCCCGAGCGTCGAGTCGAAGACCATGGTGCCGGCCGGCACGATCGGGCGCGCGCCGGTGGTGCAGACGACGCCGAGCAGCTTGAACCCTGCGGCGAGGAGCTGCGCCACGTCGCGGTCGTCCACGGTGACGGTGCCGTCTGCCGCGACGGTGTACTTGCGCGGGCCAGCGTGCACAACGGTGCTCGCGGCGTTCGGGTTGATGAGCGCGGTCGCCATCTGATCCCCCTCTATCGGCCGCCGAGCGCGGCCTGCTTCGCCGTGGCCTCGGCCTCGGCGGCTTGCTCCTTGTACCACTCCCAGATGCCCATGGCACCACCGCCGCGAGTCAAGTACCCGAGGGCGAGGTCGAACGAGTCCACCCGGTCGTCGTGCGGCGCGGTCGGGAAGCTCGCCAGCTCGTCCACGAAGTCGGACACCCACGGCTCGCCTTCGGGCAGGTAGCAGAGCCCGGCCTCGTGGACCGGGGTGACCGCGTTCGCGCGCGCCACCTTGTCCGAGTCGACGCCGACCGCGAGCAGCGGGATCCGCGTCTCGCGCGACAGCTCCTGCACCAGCGACTGACCGCTAGCCTTGTCCTCGACGAGCACGAGGTCTGGTTGCCACTTCGCGTGGTGGTCGATCGCGGCGCGTTTCAGCTCGGGGTACTCGACCTTGTGAGTCCATGAGTCGAGGATGTAGTAGCGCGACGGCGCGACGCCGATGGTGGTGCACGAGGAGGGATCGTTGTCCTGGCCCTTCTTGAACGCGGTGTCCCACGCCTGCACGACGCGCGAGAGCTGGAGCGCGGCGCGCAGCTCGGCCATGTTCGCGTGCGGCGGCACCTTGAAGTGACGCCAGTGCTGGCGCTTGAAGATGCCGCCCTCGGCAGCGGCGGGCCGTTGCTGGTAGAGCGCGGACCAGACGCGCGAGCCGACCGCGAGCTTGATGCGCTCCAGGGCCTTCTCGTCGTAGCGGTCGCGGTGCAGCGCCTCGCCTTCCTTGCGGTGCGGCTCCTCCTGCTCCGCGATCGCCGGGTAGCGGACGACCTCCCACTTCTCGCCGCCGTCCTTCTGCGCCTGGAGGATGCGGCCAGCGAGGTCGTCCTCGTGCCAGCGGGTCATGATGAGCAGGATGCCGCCGCCAGGAGCGAGGCGGGTGTAGGCGACCGAGCGGTACCACTCCCACGCGCGCTCTCGGTAGGTCGCGGAGTCGGCCTCGATCGCGTCCTTGACCGGATCGTCGATGAGGAAGACCTCGGAACCCATGCCGGTGACCGAGCCCTGGACGCCGGCGCTGCGGTAGGAGCCTCGGTGGCCGACCACCTCGAAGATGTCGCTGTTGCGGAGGTAGTTGCCCTGCGCGACGGTGCGGACGTTCGCGCCGCCCAGGCTCGTGCCAGGGAAGACGCGCCCGTATGCCTCGTCGTCGATGATGCGCTGCACGTCGCGGTTCAGGCGCGACGCCAGCTCGCCCGAGTAGCTCGTGGCGATCATGGTCAGGTCGGGGTGCTTGCCGAGGGCGTAGCTCGGGAAGCGGCGGCTGACCAGCTCGCTCTTGCCGGAGCGCGGCGGCGCGAACAGCATCAGGCGCGGCGAGCGCCGGGCGATCACGTCGTCGAGGAACTGGTCGAGCTTGGCGGCGACCTCTTGCTGGAACCACCCGACGAGGTAGTTCGGGTAGGTGTAGGTCGTGAAGTCGATCAGCCGGCGCCGCGCCTTGGCGACGCGGATCATGTCGAGGCTCGGCAGGCGCATCAGTCGGCCGTGGGGATCTCAGAGCCGATCGGCTCGCCCGCCGGGCCAACTGGCCCGGTGACCAGGTTGACGATCGTGAGCGGATCGCGCTGGTACCCGTCTGGGCAGGCGAAACAGAAGCACTCGGCGCACCGGCGCTCGGTGCACGCCAGCGGGACGTAGGGGAACGCGCAGGGGTCAGGATCGCTGGGCACCAAGCACATGCCCTTCTCGACCAGGGCGCGGTCGACGCGCTCGCGGCGCGCTTCGGTATCAGGGGTGGTCATCGGATCGCTGAGTAGAGCGCGTAGGCGAGGAGGAACACGCCGAAGACGGAACCGACCATGAAGCCGGCCAGGAACATCACGGCTCCTCCTCCTCGGGGGTGGGTGCGGCCTCGGCCGGCTTGGCTCCGGCCTTGACGATCGCTTCGAGCTGGTCGAGCTGCTCGCTGTTGAGCTTGGACAGGTCGATGTCCGACGAGAGCAACGGCACCGGGCCGCCGCCAGGACCGGACAGCTCGCGGCGCTCGGGAGCGTCCAGGCCGAGCAGGCGCGCGCGACGCTCCATGAGCTTGATCACCCGGTCGACCGCGCCAGTCTCGCCACCCTTGGCGCGGCGCCAGAGACCGAACAGCATCGAGTCGAGCCGCTCCAGCTCCAGCTTCCGCAGCGCGTCGGCCGGCTCGCGCACCATCCGGTCGAGCGCCTTGGTCACCGCCTTGTGCGCGTAGCTGATCGAGCACCCGAGCGTGGCGGCGATCTGCTCGAACGTCGCGCCCGACTTCCGCAGCTCCAGCGCGGCGGCCTTGCGCTCCGCAGCGGTCAGCTTCTTCGGAGACGCGGTGCCGCCGACGTGCTCGCTCGGTTGGACCGGAGCGCGCGGGCTTCCACCACCTGTGCCTTCACCCGCCATCTGTCCACCTCTTGCCCACAGCGATGTCCAGGTTGCGCCGCACCCAGAGGGCGAGCGACGCGGCAGGCAGGCCGGCAGCGTCGCGTGCGTCCTGCTCCACCAGGCCGTCTAGCAGCTCGCGCAGCTTGCGGACCACGACCCGCTTGGAGGGGCGGGCGACCGGAGCGGTGCTCACGTCTGCTCCCCCTCGACCGAGCCGTCACCGTCGAGCGGCAGGCCGAAGTCGCAGTCACCGAGGCGCGCGGTGGCAGCCTTGGCGTCGCCCTTGAGGAAGACGAGCACGTTCTGGTGAGTCTTGCCCAGCTTGCGGGTGGCAGAGAAGACGCGGCCTGCGCGCATGGCGAGCGACCCGACAGCGGTCACCAGGATGGCTTCGTTGTAGAACTGCATCCCGGCGTCGCGGAACGCCTCGACGGTATCGCCCACGAAGTTCCGGTATGCGCCCTGGCGGTCCCGCACGTCACCGACGACGAAGCAGGCGAACGAGTCCGGCTTGAGCCTCGCGCACGCCTTGGCGATGATCTCGCGGTAGGTCGCCAGGAACGTCCCGTAGTCCATGGTGGACAGGTCGCGCGGGTCGTTAGAGTAGACCTCCAGGTCGGCGTAGGGTGGGCAGGAGAACACCAGGTCGGCGTCCACCTGGCCGGCGAGCGTCGGGATGTCGCGCGAGTCGCCGCAGCGCCACGACGGCTGGCACGCGAGGCCCTTGCACAGCTTGGCGGCCTGCTCCTCGTTGGCCTTGACCTGCTCTGCTCGGAGGTCGATGCCGACGTAGCTGCGCTCCAGGCGGGAGGCGACCACGCCGCGCACGGAGCCGCCGGCGAACGGGTCCAGGATGACCCCGCCCCTCGGGGAGAACCAGGAGTAGACCAGCTCGCACAGCACCGGGTCGAAGATGCTGGTGCCGGTGGCGCCGCCGCCCGCGCGCTCCAGCGTGCCCCCCTTGTAGCTCTCGTAGAACCCGAGGCTCTTGCGCGCTTCCGGGGTGAGCTGCTCGTTCCGCTTCTTGCCCTTGCCCTTGCCCTGCGCCTTGAGGACGGTCTCTGAGAACTGAAGCAGGTTCTCGCCGCGCCCGACCTCCGACTGAAGGCCGAGGTCGAGCCACGCCCGCTTGCGCTCCTGCCACCAGCCCTCGCGCGCGTTGAGCACCGAGAACGGGGCGATGCCGAACTTCTCCGAGAGCTTGCCGGCGGCGGCTTGCTGCTCCTGCTCGGCGGCACCCTTCTGGGCGGCGTCGCGCATCTCGTCGAGCATCGCCGCGAGCTGTGGGTCTTCGACCGTCACGTCGGCCAGGAGGTCCGCGAGCGCCTTGTCGTCGCGGAACGCCATCTCGGTGATCGGGTCCAGGACGGCGAGGGCGACGCGCTCCTCGGCGGCGGACAGCTCGACGTACTCGACCGGGATGGTCTGGAGGCCGAGCCGGAGCGCCTCCTCGACGCGCGCGTGCCCGTCGATGATGTTC